CCCATTTGGTCTGTTGTTACAACTTCGGATGAGATTGACGATCTATTTCCTTGGGTTGCCGTCCAGCCTACAATATTTAACTCATGACACATAGCTTCGAACCCTCTCATTACTGAACCCTCACTCTTCCATTCATCACCAAGGTTTTTGTCCGGAACAATACAATCAATGTAATCTAAAACAACCATATCTATTTTATTACCATCAGCAATCATCTTTCTGATTTCATTTTTAATTTGTAACATAGTTACTGTATCTGATGGTAATTTTTTCAAATCCAAAGTGTTTTCCATTGTTTCCTCAATTTCTTTTGCTTTTTTCGTTACCTCATCTCTTTTTTCTGACAATTCGTCAGGGTGAATCTTGGTCCAGAGTGTAAAATGTTTTCTCTGAATCACTTTTGGGTTGTCTTCAAAAAAGATTTGTAAGACATTAAATCCTAGGTTAAATGCGTGGTTTGAAATCTTTGTAAGAATGGTTGATTTTCCCACTCCGGTAGGGGCAAGGATTACACCAATTTCACCTTTTGCTAGTCCTCCCTTTAACAATCTGTCAATACCTGGTATTCCCATCGGAATTGGGTGTCGGTAATCATCTTCTAATACTTGGTCTATGTTTGAAAAAACACTCATTGTTGATGTATCTTTTGAACCAACCAATAATGCTTCTCTAACCATTTCTTCAAGTGTGTCATAATTTTCAAACTCACCACCATCAATGATTTTTTGAGCTTTCTTCATTACTTTCTGTAATTCTTGTTGCTTACAGAATTTTAATGCTTTTTCTTGGACGAAATCGGCCCCATCAATAGGTGCAGACTTGATTTTCTTAATTGTGTCAAGGACAACTTTAACTGCGGTTTCTTGTTGTAGTTCGGATTTTGCGACTTGTTCTAATGTATCAAAAGAAGGTGTGTGGTCATATTTTTTATAATACTCCTTAACCATTTGAATAATGATTTTAAAGTATTTGTTTTCAAAATAACTATTCTCAATTACATCCATAATTGAATGTGAAAAGTCTTTATCTAAAATAATTTGATTAAGTAATTGAATTTGAAAATTGTTTCCAAGATACTCAAAGTTTTTGTTCGTCGCCATAATTTTTTCCTCCTATCAGTAATGATAAATACTACTAGTTTTGAATAAATTGTGGATAAAAATAATTAAAATTTTTACCTGAAAAAATGTCAGTTAGTTCACCTAATATTGTTTTTAGCTTTGGGCGTAGGTCTACGGTGTATCTGACCTTTGGTGGGTATGGTTTTGCATCAAATATCCTATGACAAATTGTCATATTTTCTACCTTAATATAAAGGTTAAAATTTTCGTCACCCTCGGTAATTGATGTATTTAACACATCTGGGTTTTCAAAAATTTCATACTGATTATCCAACATATAGACAATAGATCTCATCTTCAAATTATATTGAAGTTCATTACAAAACGACTTAATATAATCATAAAACTCTTCTGATTTATGTGCGGTTTTATTAAACCCTTTCACATTAAAAAATCTTTGAACTACGATGTTTTCATTACACATTAACAAAAATTCAACTTTTGTTATATCCTGATCTCTCATTTTTTTAATTTTTTGTTTTGTTTCTAAAATTTGTTTTTTCTTTTCTTGATAGTTTTAAAAATGGTTTTAAAAAATTTACCCAAGCGTCATCACCTTTTGGTAGAAATTTAAAGAATCCGTCGTCCATCATCATTCTAATTAAGTTTCTATGTCCTCTTCCGTCTGGATCCAACGATTCCGAGTAATATAACCTAACCAATTCTTTTCCTTCCACTGAAATTAGTGGGTTAGCTAAATCCACTAATTTTTCGTTGATTGTGAAAAACTCTTTTCCAAATATTCCCTCTTTGGTTTTTCCACTAAGTAAATTTTGTAAAGCAACATTTCCTTTTTGTTCCGAAAGTAATGTTTTTGCCTTTGTTAAAATATCGGTATATTTTAACTCCGTATCAAGTATCTCCGGAAAAAATTTTAGGAATGTTTTTTCACCCAAATAAAATATACCATCAATATTATCCGAACTATCACCAGTTAATATTTTGTAAGTTTTAACATTATAGTGTGGTATTTCGGATTCATAAATTTTAATCCCATCACCATTCTTATAATATCTTTTTTGTTGGGGTGAATATATACTTACCTTATCTGAAATAAGTTGTGTTAGATCTCTATCAGATGAAAATATTGTTTTTTCTTCATCTTCAGAAATTTGACAATAATAAGCTATTAAATCGTCGGCCTCCGATTGTTCCACTTCCAATTGTCTAACAAACATTTCTTCAAGGTATTGTTTTACTCTGTTTTTTTGAGTAGTAAAAGATTGTTCTTTATAATCATCATCAACCTTTTGTTTTCTATTTAATTTATACTTTGGGTATATAGTTCTTCTCTGTGATGATCCGGTTTCACTATCCCAACAAACAACAATTTTATTGTAATTGTTTTCTTCTAAAAATTTTCTTAAAGTGTTTAGAAAATGCCAAGTTCCACCAACATGTTCTCCATTGTTAAAGAAGTCTCTAACACCATGCACGCCTATCTTTAATAGGTTGTTACCATCGACCAATAAGGTTTTAGTCATTAATTTCTTCGTTAAGTGGGTTTGACAATATTGGTTCTTCTTTTGTAATATAGTCGGATAAAAACTCTGTAAATATAGCTTCCATAACAGGGACACAAATTGAGTTTCCGGCTAGTGCGACATGTGCTGTATTAGACAATGAGGTTGTAAGTAATAAATCAATATCTTGTTCTTTAACACCCATAAATCTATACCCTTCTCTTGCTGTAATAGTTCTCACTCTACCATCTTCTGTTAGAATTTGTGGTGATCCACTTGTTGTTAAAGTTGGGGAACACCCATCAACAGAATAAATTCTTCTTGCCTGATCGTAGCTAATGTCATCTCTTCTACCGATTAATTTACAGATTGTGTGTTTTTTTGGTTGATGTGGTGTAAATTGACAATTAACAATCAGATTTGGATTAAAGTTTTCTTCAATGAACGGTCTCATAGGAATTCGTTCTTTTTTGTGATTATCCACATTCATCATTTTTTCTTTAACCTCATCAATACTACTATTAAGAACGGATACCATAAAAACTCTTTCTCTATTTTGGGGACATCCGAAATCAGCACCATTCAATACTCTCCAGAAAGAACTATACCCAAGTCCTCTTAAAAAATAGATATGTTTTTGAAAATTATCAATGTGATTTTTTGATATTAGGTTTTTAACATTTTCCATCAAAAGATACTTTGGTCTATTGGTACTTAATAATCTTTCAACTTCAAATAGTAATCCACTCCTTGTACCTTCTTTAATTCCTTTTTGAATTCCAGAAATTGAAATGTCCTGACAATTATGGGCGATACAACCATTTGCTGTGAATGAATGGTCTTCATCTACTTCAATATCATAAACAAATTCAGTATTATTTGTATTAATAATACCTTTAATTGGTGTCCAAATAAAACCATTATCAAAAAAAGATTTTTTATTTTTACTTTGGTTTAAATCAAAAGCAATTGTGTAACTATCTCTTTGATTAACATATCTACCATCAATAATGTATTTATCTTTATTTTTTGTTTTATAAATAGAATAAGGTACATTATAACATTTTGCAATACATTGTCCAATACCATAAATTAATTCACGACTTACACTTATAATTCTTTGTCTTGTTGAATTTTGATAAAAGCTTCCATCCGCGGAAAAATAACCCTGGATAAATGATGTCAAAAGATTTCTAGGTAAATCAAAAATTGTATTAGTCAATTTCTTACCGTGAGCATACTTCCCAAATTGTTGGACAAATAAACCAATTTCTTTTTTTGGTAAATGTATCTTATATGTTGATCCATCTCTAACAACTGTCGCATTAATTTTCAATCTTTCCAATCTTTCACTAATTTCTTGTAATTCAGAATCATTTTTATTTGTACAACAAATTATTATACCTCCTTGGTGTCTCATCCAGCCATCACCAATATATCTTCCAATTAACCACCAAAAATCATTATTATCCATATATTTTGATAATTCATTTTTGTGTCTAGTTTTTCTACCGTCACCCCATTTAAAATCAATCCCATCCCACTTTGGTATAATACTATTTTGATTTATTGCAACACCAAAATAATCATTACTTGTCAAGTCCTTACATTCTTTCCAATAAGGCTCTGTTAAATTATTTTTATCTCCATCAATTTTACTAACAACATAAAATCTGTGGTTTTCAGTTGTTTTTAATTCGTCAAATATTGGTGATTTAACACTCCAAATTTCTTTTTTACCTTGATCAAATTTGTTTGTAACTTTTTTATATGTGTTAGTATGTGTCAAAACCAAATCATCAATTTCAACATCAACAATATTTTTATACCCAGTATCTGTCAATACTAATGTATCTTTTGTAAAACAAGGAAATGAATAGGTTAATAAATCACATTGTGGTAATGTGTTTTCATTAACCATTCTTATGTCACCAAGATTACCGTGAGTTGTTGTGTGTAACGCATTATAACACTCATTCGCTTGTTTGAAATTATCACAGTTAGCAACACTTTCATAATCCACACCAATGTATTTAAGTGCCAACTCTTGGGTTCCGTATCCGGAAAATAACGATACTACTTTTAATTTACTATTCATTTGTTTTTTTTTATAAAAATATAAATTTTTTACTCATCATCAAAATCGTCTGATACACTTTCAGTTAATGAAAAGTCATTACCACCCATTTTTACTGTCCAATAATCTGAAAACTCTTTTTTATATGTATCTAATGATTCTTTTGTGTCAGATATGTATCCGTTATGAACCGTAATAATCTTACCATCTTTAAACCCAAGACCATTTATGTGATTTTTTAGTATTGATATTTTTGTTCGTATTGCAAATGATATTTTTCTACCATTTTTTGTTGCGTCAATATGACTAATTCCAGATTTTTTCTGATTACCAAAAAGGAATATTAAACTACTAGCCAACCAAATTGCTTCACCACCCTTACTTTTAATTTCAGGCTGACCGAATGGGTTGTCTGGAAGGAGAACCCAAGGTTGATTAACCACGACCAATGTGTTATAATATGGGTAATCTTCTTTTTTTGATTTTGAAATTCTTGAGTGTAGTCCCATACCGACTTTATCTGCTAATACTTTTGCTGTGTGCATTCCGCCACCCTTACCCTCGTATGTCATTTGACATGGTATGGATCCAATTGAATCGAAACAAAACACAATACTATAGGGAATGTCTCCTTTTTCTTGAGCGTCAAGAATTTCATTCATAAAATCAGTAGCTTGTTCTAAATAATCAAATGAATCATTAAATATAAACATCCCTTCCCATTCACCATCTGCATTTTTTTCCGCCTGTAATCCTAACTCAACTGCGTGGTCCCAATTCCACTTTTTTTCCGTAATTATAAAAACTGGTAAATGTCCTTTTCTTTGGGCGTCAGCGGCCGTCAAAATCATTGCTGTTGTTTTTCCAGCGTTACTATGACCCAAAAGCATCGAAATCCCACCCATTACAGGTCCTGGTAACCCACACGCTTCCATAAATGCTTCACCACAATTATAAAACGCTTCTGGTTTATATTTTGTTTTACTTGAGAACTTCGCTTTGATGTCCTCAAACTTAAATTCTTTTTTTCTTATTGCCATAAAATCTTTTTTTAAAAATATAAGAAAATATGGGTGCATTGTATATAAACACACCCATATTTATTTTTAATATTTAGAATGGTAATTCCTCGTCGATGTCGTCATCAGCTTGTGGGTCAAGAACTTTAACTTCTTCTTTAGTTTTTGAACCTCCAATAGTTACTTCACTTTCTTCGGTATTTGAGAAAATATACTTTCCTGCGTCAGAATCCCATCTTGGTGTTTCACCACGAGCAATTGCTTCAAGGTATTCTGTTGGTTTTTTAGAATAAACATCTTCCCAGGTTAGTTCATCTTCAATCCAACTTGTCATTGTTTCATCATCTTCGTGAACCGGAGATGGATCATCATACATAACCGTTTGGATTACGGTGTAGAACGCACCTTTTGGTGTTTTTGCCTTTGTTAATTCAAGGATAAGGTCTCTTCCTTTTTCAGCGTCAGCAACATCACCTTTTGCTTTGTAAATTGGAATGATTTTATCAAAAATTCCTTCTTGCTTGTAATTGTGTTTAAATCTCCAGAATTTAGGGCCATCTTGTTCGTTGTCACGATCAATTACTTTAACAATATAAAACTTACGAGGTTTGTATTGTTTTGCAAGTTCTTTGTCTGATTCTTTACCAGTTGACATAAGAACATCATAAACTTCACTCAATGGTGAACGCTCATTGTCATTTTTTGCTGGGTCATAAAACTTCTGCCATTTACCATCAACCAAGATTTCGTGAAACCATACTTCTTTGAATGGTGAAGATCCGTCTGGTGTAGGAAGGATTCGGATTCTTTTTTGTGCTTGCTTTTCGTTGTCTTTAAGTATCGCAGCAAAATACTTTTTCATTCTTTCTTCTTGAGACATCTTTGCAGTGGAAGAAGAACCACTTTGTTTTGAGCTTTCATACTGAGCCAAAACCGCATCTAAAACATTGTTTGTCGCCATATATATTATTTATTAAAGTTTTATAATAGAAAGTATAATTAAAATTTGTGTCGCAGTCAATAAGTTAAAATTAAAAAAATGAGAGGGACTTAAATGTCCCTCTCAAAATATCACATCATATCTTTTTCGTCTTGATCGTATTCTTCAAAAGAATCTTCAATCTCATTTGAAGAATATTGTTTAACATCGTCAACTGTTAATTCGTATTCTTTTCCGGTTTTTTCAAATTCTTGTTCTTTATCTGTAAAAAAATCAGACAACTTTTGATTAAATGGTCCTGAATCTAAAGTTCTCAATTCTAACTTTTCTTTATTTGTTTTAGGTCTCATTTTTTCAATTTTAGTTTCTAAACCATCAATCTTTGTGACCAATTGATCCATTTCTGATAATTTATCTTCTAATGATTTTAGTTGGCCAAATAATTGGTCAAAATATTCATCTTGTTTATCTTTAATTGAGTTCTGTGTATCAACAAGATCTGTTATTTCTAATTCTTCTTTTTCTGATTTTCCTTCATCATCTACAACTTCAACCTCATCATCAGCTTCAACATCAACTGGAGCCGCTGGTGCTGGTGGTATCGTAGCCGCTGGGTCTGCTGGTGCTACTGCTGGATCTACTGGAGCTGCAGTTGGGTCTGCTGGTGCTGCCATAGGATCTACTGGGGCTGCCATAGGGTCTGCTGGTGGTGCTCCCGCTGCCGCCGGATCTGCCATAGGATCTTCTTGTTCAACAATATATTGATTGATTTTTTTAAATCTTTTAATTTCTTCTAATATTTTAGTATCAATACCCATTTCTATCCGTTTAATAATGTTTTTATTCCTGTAGTTGTTTCAACTTGGATTTTTTTATTTGTTCTCATTGTATTATCAACTCTTTCAATAAGACCATCTTTTTCTTTAACGACATAACAATCTCCAGTATCTAAATCACATACTTGTTTCATTCCGTTACCCAATTCTTTTTCTGACATTCTGGTATTTTTACCCAAATAATTGTCTAATATTAATTTAGTATTATTCATATTTTTTTTATTATAAATATCTTATATTTTAAAAAAAACTATTAACTATTCACTGAATTAAATAAATCATTAGCTTTTTCTAACGCATTTTCCAATTTTTTCTTATCTTGTTCGGTTAATTTGTCATAGACATTACCATTTCTAATTACAGGCCAAGAAGAAACATAAATTTTAATTATGTTTTGTGGTGATTTATCGCTCAAAAAACTCTTTAATATAGCTGGTGATTTTGATATTACAAAATCAAGATATTTTGCCGTAGAAGTAAATTTTACCATTGGTATATCTTTAATTGTTCCTCTATTCACACAATAATAATTTTTATCAACAAATGAAATAAATTCAGGACCATAGGTTTGATCTAATGAAACTGAAGAAAAATTATTATCATAAGCTTTAAAATTATTTCCACTACCAGAATCCATATGAATTAAAATAAATAACAATTGTCTTAAACGAACTTCTTCTTCTGATTGTGCTTTATAACCATTAGCCCTTACTTTATCTCGCAATAAGACATTAAATTCTTTTGCTGCTATTGTTATTAAACTTGGATTTGCGACATTTGTAAATCCTTGGTAATTAGGGTTTAGTTTTGAAGAGCAATTTTGATTTGTTGTTAGTGTGTCTTTTTCAGAAACGGTGGAAATAACATTGTTTAATTGTGTAATTACATTTCCACTTGATGATGTTTGAGCAATTTCTTTTTTCTGTAACTGATCTTTCAATTTATCAATTATTTTAAAACTTAACGCCTGAATAAAATTATCTACTTTTGGTAAATCATAGAACGGTTGTCTTGTCCCTGTGATACTTGTTTTAAAATCACCCTCACTTATACTATGTGATATTTTTGTAATCATATATGGTCCACTAAACATCGGAACATTTCTTAAATTAAAATACATCATTGGTTGCATTAAAGCATTACCCATCATATCAAGTGTGCATTCATAACTTCTATTTTTATATATATTGTATAGTGATACACTTTGGGAACCAGTTCCTCTATTTCTACTAGAGTTCGCCATTTGGTTTATCATTTCGAGTGATTCCGCTGTTGGTTTTCCAACACTTTGTTGTAAATTGATTTGATAAAATATCTGTTGATTTTGATTACTAAAATCAACATTGAAACCACAAACCTTATTTGATTTATCCCAATTTGTCTTATTTAATTGATTTTCAAGTAATGGATTGTCACTAGCTCTCCTTAAATCAAATGCGTCGTCTCTAAATTTATAATCCGCATTATCATTCATCGCAAGGTGATTACTTGGGACACTTTTATAATAACACAAATATTTTGGTGATGTATTTCGATAATCAACATTTAAGAATGTTCCCCACATTGAGCTTGCAAATTCTGTGGTTCCTTCTGGTTGTGGAACTGGATTTTTGACAACTTCTTGTGCATTATAAAAATTACTATAAGCGGGAAGTGGGAAGAAACCAAAATTATTATCAACTAAAATTGTTTTAATCAAATTTTCCATTTTATTGTTTGGTAATGATGTTTCTATCAAATCTTTAATTTTAAAAATATCACAAAGAACTTTCTGTCCAACATCTCTACAAGCCCTATCAAATAATAGAATGTCCTCAAACAATGTTTTTGTTTTAAGGTCAAGACCAGAAATCCAAGTATCATTTAATGATTTGAAAGAATCCCATAGTTCATCCCTACTTTGATCACCAACTAATGGCGCTTTTTGATCTGGATTTTGTTTTACAATTGAAACATCTGGTAATTCATTTCGTATTCCAGTCATTAAATCATTTATCACATTTGTGAGATACAACTCACAAGTATCTATATATGTGTTCATAAGTGTAAAAAACTTTGACACATTCATTGTTGGATCTAATAATTTTTGTGTCGCATATAATTTAATTATTGGTGCAAAATCTTTTACATTTTTTTGTGAAAACTGAACATTCATATCAACAAAGAAATCTGTTATATATGAACCATTATCACTATATTTTAATTCTGGTATTTCAGAAAAACCAACATAATACTCTAAATCTTTCCAAGTTTCTGGATATGCCGCTTTTGATTGTGCTAAAGTAACTGTTCCTCCGGATGTTGGTAAAAACCCTGCCATACTTTGGTTATATCCTTGATATGATATTGGTTCTTCAATAAATTTTGTTGAAAATGTATAAAATAATCTTTTATCAAACATCGTTGGGTTTCCAAATCTAAACACCGTGTCATAAGTCATTAAACTATTAAATAATGATTGAAAATTTAAATTTTGTTTTGTTATAACCTCATCAATTAACCCTTCGGTCCCAATTGAAGTTGGTTTTTCAATCTTCATTAATAACCTCATAAAATACTGAAAGTTTTTTATTGCTATTTCAGTTTCAGTTTCTTCACCTTCTTCAGCGGCAATTACTGTTTTGTAATCATATATTGATCTACTATAATTTAAAAACTCCTCTTCAAACGCATCTAAAACTTTTGTTTCAAATGTTGTAAAAATTTCAGATATTTTAGTGTATTTTGATTTATCTCCACTTATTGAGAAATTTTCTTGTATTTTTTTATCATTAAAAATTTGTTTCAAATATGAGTCTGGGTCTGGTATTTGTAATTTACCATTATCAAAATATCCGTAATTTGGCGCACCCCAGAACATTCTAGCGGAACCATTAAATACCGCAGTGTTTCCGGTGATTTCTAGTTTTAAACTTCCATTTTTGAAACACTCATCCCCAACTTGATTTTTTACATTACCAAAAGATGGTAATACATAATATTTATCTTCGTTTGTGAATTTTGATAATACAGACCAAGGTGTTAGGTTTAAATTTCTATTTGGGTTATTTGGGTCAAAACCAGTTGTCTTTATAATTTTAGAATTTATGTTTGTTGTTAATACCAATTTTTTATTATCAATTAAAGTTTGGACTTCAGCTTGACCATACCCAGATGTTTGTGAGTTGGTTACAAAAAAATCGGCAGGTGTTGACACAAAAAATGTTGCACCAGAATAATTTTGTGGTGTATCTATTGTATAAACCAAATTAGGGTTTGAGCTTCCGGTTATTTTAGAAACTATTTTAGTCCCTGGTATGATATTAGGGCCTGCAATTGTTGCATTAACATCTAATGTTCCACCAGTTATAAAAGTAAGTTCAAGTGTTGTTCCAGATATATTACAAGTTCCGTTTATTTTATCTAAATTTTGAGATGGTGTGATTTGATAAATCCCAGGTCCCCCGGTTGCACCACTTAATTGTGATACAATTGTTGTATCTAAATCTATACTAGGGCCAGATAGTTTATATCCGGGGGTTAATGTATTGTCATTTACCGTATATACAACCATTGTATTATTAAACACATCACAGGTTCCGTTTAATTGTGTAGATCCACTAAACAATTTTAAACCTTGTAAAAATACATTCATATCATCAATAAGTTTTGGATAAAACCCTGTATTAACATATGTTGTGTATGCTCCAGTTCCAAAATTTTGACTTAAAACAATATTTCGTTGTGTCCCATCAATACTTAAATTGTATGTTTTTGTTGTTGCAGAATTTACCGGATCATAATTTGATAAATAATTAAAATCTTTCCAAGAATTATCCAATATGTCTTTTCCTTCTCTATTCCAAGTTTTATATCTGTGCCAAATTGACCCATATTTTAATATCCAAACATAAGGTAATTTATGAACCCCACCAAACTTTTTAAGTGTTGATACAATATAATCCAAATCTTCGGAAGCGTCCTTTGTTTTAAATCTTTCTCTCAATGTCGCAATTGGTAAGCTATTAATAAAAAGATATGCTGCCGCCTTATATGGACTTAAATCATTTGACTTATATCTAAAGTTAAACACACCATTTTGTATTGCATTTATAAAATATGGTGTATTCATTATTGATGTTGTTTGATTTTCACTCAAATAACCATTATATCCTGAATAATTTATATTCCCTTCGGTTATGAACTGATTTTCAAATTTTCTATTATTATAAAATTCTTTAAGGTTTGAATTTATCGTTTGATTAAAAATGTCTGGGGTATAATTAAAATTTGTAATAGGTCTTTTTGTATCTGTCGTATCATCACTTTTAAAGTTTGTAATTGTTTTTTGTATTGTATTATAGTGTAGTATTTTATTTGTATTAAAAATCTCATTAACACCATTTATTCCATTACCATTTGCCAAATAATTTTTACACCAATCAAGATTTGTAATTGGATACATATCCGTAAAATCAAACTGATTACTATATGTTTTAACCTGAATATAGTCTTCAATTTTACTTTGTTGTGTTGCTGAAACATTTGGTTGTGATGATGGACTTAACAATATGTTTTTGTTAAATAACTGAAATGGTGTGTTTGTTTTATTTTTTATGTATGGTGTAACAAATTCACCTCGTATAAATTTTTGCCAACTTTCTCCTTCACCTTGATTTGAAATGTGTCTTAAAAATGTCTGATAATTATTTCCATCAATTAGATATTGTTTTAATTTTTTAATTAAAAATGGATTATCGCTACCCAATGCCTTCAAAGCATTTATTTTTTCATTTTCAGATTCTACCAAATAAACGCTTGATTGATAACCATCAACTCTACTTAATTTAGAAAAGAATGTATTAACCATAACCCTTTCATAAATTTCATAATAAAATTTTACTTCTTCTTTGTTTTGGAAAACTTCATTAGATACAGGGAAATCAATAGCATTTAAACTCAATCTCAAAGGTTGTTGTTCTGAATTATTTGAATCACCCAAATCTGGTTCTGGTGCTTCCCTTTCAATAAAACCTTTAATATATTCTTCAACAAATTCAACCTCCGGCCATAATTCCGGAATATACGCTTTTGTAATTGATGATAGTTTTGGATCACCTGGATATTTTAATGCAAACTTTTCTTGTGAATCATCACCTTGATTTTCCAAAATAATTTGTGGCCAAGGATAAATTGGTTCTGTTGCTTGTTGTGCGTTTTTAACATCAACACTTTGTGCTGTTGTTGTTCCAAATACGGAAGCTCTCCTATATGGATCATCTCTTACTTCCCATGCGGCATTATGAACATCATCCATTAATCTT